TTTTTAGGCTTCATTTGCGCAGAGCCTAATATCTATAGAAGCCCAGTAGCGCCCACCTTGTGGTGTCTCATACCAAGCCATGCAAAGCAAAAGAACACTGGCCGGGCTTAGTTTTTCATGCTTCATTCTATAATCTTGCTTACCTAGAGGAATGCAATCCATAAAATTCGCCAGCTCGTCCATAGTCAAAGCAGCGCACAGCTTGTCAAAGTTGCGTTGCGTGTAGTCTTTCATGTGTTACTTCCTCCTGGCAAATATGAATAGCAATGTAGGAAACTTTGCATTTTAAGCCTCTCATCTCTAAATGGATACCCCATATCATACCTGACCCATCCATCTTTAACATCAATGATTGTGACAGTTGTACAGCGATCTGAAGGCCAAGGCCCATACGACTTCAGAAGCCACTTTTCACCAATAGCAGGCTCTTCACCAATAGCAGGCTCTTCACCAATAGCAGGCTCTTTAATGTATAGCTTCTTGCTTGTAGAGAATCCAAAAACTCTTGCAATCGCAGCAAACATAGATCAATCCATCTGCTCATATCTATCAATACATACCAGCTCAGGCTTATCTATCTTTTTGTATCCATATG